TAATCGTTCAGTTAATTTAATTATATCCTGCATATCCATAGCAGATTGCAAAGATTTATACTCATCAATACGAATAGGTTGAAATCCTAATTCTTTTACAGCTCTTACATAATCTAAATAACCACCAGCTTCTAATTTTATACGACCACCATCAGCTTCACCTTTTCTCATCATGTCAGCTCTATCAGCCAACATGTCATTTAATTCTACAATAGCTTTTTCATAAACTTCACTTTGTTGACGACCACTTAAATCGTAAAAATCTTTGCCATACATTGATTCGGCTAATTCATCTGCTATGCTTTGTATTTTATCTTTGTCCATTATATCTCCGGGTAATAAGTTTTAGGTGAAATGTAAACACTAGCTGATGAACCATCTTCTTCTAATGCTCTTAGTAATTCATCTTCGTAAAGTAATTTCATTTCTTGAGTTCTGTTAGGTGCTTTCTTTTGTGATATGTAATAAGCTAAACCCGCACACATACAAGGTACAAATCTATTAACAACATCAGCTTCGTTAGTATATTTACCTGCATCTTGTAATCTTTGTAAATAATAAAAGAACACGTAGTCTCCAACTTGATCAGAACCTGGAGTTAAATATAAAGTTACTGATATTCTATCTATAAATCTCTGTACCCAATATTGAGAAGGTTGACCTGTAGCAGTTTTATTTGAAAAAGCTGAATATTGTGATCTGTTTACTTTTGATAAAGGAGAGTCTACATTCGCTGAAGTTCTATAACTAGCCTCTAACATATCAGAAGCCATATTTACAAAATTATTTACTGAATCGTTTTGTGCATGAGAAGCAGCAGTTGTGTTATCTACACCTCTGGTAGCACCTGTTAAATTTAAACTAGATATTCCTGTATAAGAAATAATTTCATCATTGATTTTTATTTTTCCAGAGTCAGGCATCTGGGCCACAGAAGCAACTGGAATAGTTGTGTCTGTATCATTTATAGCAGCTGTTAGTGTAGTTGTAATTCCGTTTGATGTACCATCGCTTGGTGATCTATAAATTATATATTCGTTTTGACCGCTAACTAAACTAAAAGCATGTTCTCTAACTTGCCAAAAATGGATACCTCTATTATCCCATTCTTGAAGCATTATGTTTAATGATCTTCTAGCTGAACGCAGGTCATTACCTGAGTAATCAAAGAAACCTAATCTTTCAAAAGCTTCAGTTATAATTTCATCGATCGAGAATGTTTTCTCGAATGTAGTTGTGCCTGAAAAAGCCAAGTTGCCTCCTACGAGTTACTTCCGCCGCTATGAAAAACAGTGATAGCTGTAATCGATTCAGTAGTTAGTGCAGAGTAAACATCCGTTTTAAATAAAATTGGTGTAGGGAAATTCACAGTAAAGTCATTAATGTGTGCACCCTTATTTATTTTAACTTTTGATGTTCCACTTGCTCCACCATCTTTAAACTCTAAAACACCTGCCGCTGCTGGACCAGATACATGAACTCCATATACTCTAGTTCTTCCAGATTGAACAGTTTTAGTTTCAGTAGTTACGTTAGTTGCAACTCCATCAATTGATGATCCAAATGTTGACATAATTTTTATCTCCTAAAATTTATATGTGGGGCCGAAGCCCCACATTAATTATTTATTACGTATCACTAAATGGTGTTACGATTGTACCTGATCCAAGAATTAAAGTATTGTGTACTAAATACTCTGCGGATTGTAATGCAGTTACTTGAACAACAGAACCAGTGATACCACCAGTTGTAGTTCCATTCATTGATAAAACATCATTATCTGCTGCTGGGAAAAAAGCTTTTTTAGCTCCATCGTCTACTGCAATCATTGCAGCACCAACAAACTTATCAGTTCCATCAGTAACAATTTGAACATCAGTTGCAGTTGTGTCTACGTAAAAATAGAAACTTGCACCAACGTTATTTGCATTGTTGTAATCAGTTGATCCTGCTGATGCAGAATTAGCTGTTGTAACAATTGAAGGTAAAGTAAAGATACCATCCGCGTCTTGTGTTATTAAGATTCTTCCTGCGTGAGCGTTTACAGTTAATGAAGTATTAGCTGTTAGTGCAACAGTTGAACCTGGTCCAGTACCTATAAAGCCATTTTTAGAAATGACCGGTCCTGAAAACGTAGTATTTGCCATAGTATTATTCTCCTAGTTTCCGTCTACATAGTCTCTAGGCCGTCGACTGTACGCGTCTATGTAAACTAATTAAATTATACAGTAATTTTTTTATATACTAGTTTTGAGTAGAGTGCAAGAGATCCTGCAGTGTGGAGTGGATTTTTCCAACGATGTAGCTTTTTATTAAGTAGCTACGGAAACTTGCGGAGCAGAGTCTTCAACTTTATTACGCATATGTTCTCTTTGCGCCTCTGCCATCTTAATATGACTTAAAACATCTCTAACTTTTCGATCTATTTTAACCATATTGAGAGTATATCTACCCTCTTTAAGATGCTCTTGCTCCCACTGTAAGTCCAGACCCCTCTTTTGCTTGTAAAGGTCGTTTAAGTGTTGCATCATTTTTTCCATCGATAACTTCCTCATAAGTTATTCTGTTAATCTTGTTATCATAAGATACTCCAAGATTTTCCCAAACTATACTTTTTTCTCCTAACTTGTCAAGTACAGCATTTTCTAGAGAAATTGGATCATCTTCACACTCAACAGTAAATTTAGCGTGATGATAATAAGCCCAGATATTTACAAGGAATTTTGTCATTATACCTTTCTAATTACTAATTGTGGCGAGACTATGTCCCGCCACAAAAAATTACGATTAACTTGCTCCTGAAGATCCGAAGATACCTCTATAGTCAGATACACCAAATCTGTATCTTTCTCTAGCTTTGTATCTTACGTTTCCAGTATCAAAATCACCTTCCATAGCTGTTCTAATAGGTGTTCTTTCAAAATACTTCATTCCGTTAGGAACATCAGTAATGAAGAAGTACGCATTAGGATCAGTTAAGAAATTGTTCACTCTGTAACCTTGAGGAACCATTCCCATAGAAACGATTGCATTGATATCGTTATCAGCAGTGCCAGTTCTACCTTGAGACTTCATAAGTCTTTCAGCTTGGAATTGAAGCTCAGAAGGAACGATCATTTTCATTCCTCTAGCAGCAATTTTAAGACCTCTTTCGTCAGTCATTGCAGCGATGTCAATTAAAGACTGCTCCAATGAAGTTTCGTTAAGGTCAGCCTGTGTAGCCAAAGTGTTTGACACAGTTCCAGCGATCGTTGGGTGAGCTGTACTAAATAATTGTACACCATCTCCAGAAGTGAAACCACCTCCGAAACCATTGATCAGTGGATTTACTGATTTGATTTGTTTAGTATTCGCCATAGATCTAGCTAACGCTTTTGTATATCTAGACGCAAGTCTATCATACAGGTTGTCCTCAATCGCTTCTTCAGTGATTGCGAACGCTAGCGCAACAGTTTCCATAGTGTATCTAGCTGTGTAAGTCTCTTGAGCATTGTCAAAAGTTACGCCAGAACCCTCAGGTTTAACTGCAGCATTAGCAAAACCAGATAACATAACTTCTTCTTCAAACGCTCTGTCTGAAGTTTCTGTTGTGTATATCTCAGCATGCTGATTCTCATAACGTTTGTATTCCAGTCCGAATAGTGCATTCAGGCCTGGTTCTAGTTCTTTAACTAGTTGTCCTCGTGATATAGCCATTTTTTATCTCCTATTCTAACTATTATACGCCGTCCGTAGCGCTGTTGTATATATGTTCGTTAATCATCACAACCCAATTCACCCAACCAGACGCAATATCATTATTGTCTATGTTAGTTGATGGTCCCATGATTTTTAACTGACCACTTGCTGTTGACAACGTTCCATCATCTAACATTGAGTTAGATACAAAGTTCGCTGAAACACCAGCTGAAACTACGATATCCGCATTCATGAATACATCAGTCTGCGCTGAAGCAGTTGATATATCAGTTTGGATTTCGAATCTTTCATAAGGGTCATCGCTTACAAATGCAACTATGTCAGAAGCGTTAACTTGTGCATAGTGGTTTGCAAACGTTGGTTTGCTTGTAGTTGGATCTGTGTAGAAAACACCATTAAGCGATCCAAGAAGTCTGTCACCAGCTGCAGCATGCTGAATAGTTCCAGCTGCTGTAGGTTTAACAGCGTCTTGAAAGTAAATAGTAGTCGTGTTGTTCGCAGCGATACTATATTCACTTAAACCTTGGTTGTCTCTATTTTGACCAACTTTTCCGATCGCTCTTAGACCGAAAGGTTCGTTTTTATTTGCCATAGAGGCCTCCTTCAAAATGTACCTGCCCTTGCGGGCCTCCAGTACGGGTTAAATGAACTTTAATGGTTTAGAAATTTTTAAGATTTCTTTGAGCCACCAAAAGTTACACGAGTCTGTCTATCAATATCGATAGGCATACTTGGGTGCTCTTCCTTCATTAGGTCATTATCCATAGCTTTGACTTTTTCATTATGCTGTGAAGCATAATATTCTTGTCTCTGCTTAATAACCTCTTCAGGTATCCTAGCGAGCAGTAGGCCGCCAACTCCGATCACTCCTGAGTATTTCCCGTCTTCAATGACTGGAAATTGTGAATCTGGGTATTCATCGGCACGAACTAATTCGTATCCTTCTCTTAACGAGGCAGATACATTTTTCGTATCTTGAAATCCC